GGTCGGTGATTCTATTCGCGCTGCGGTAATGACCCGCGCGGGCTATGCGCAGGCCGAGAAGGATAACTCTTACAACGGTTACACCCTGCGTGAACTGGCGCGCGCCTCCCTCGTCGATCGCGGCATCGGTATCTCCGGCGCAGGGACGGCGCAGGCGATGGTCGGTCTGGCGTTTACCCACAGCAGCAGCGACTTTGGCAATATCCTGATGGACGTGGCGCACAAGGCAGCGCTGATGGGCTGGGATGAGGCCACAGAGTCATTCGAACAGTGGACCCGCAAGGGTACGCTGACCGATTTTAAAACTGCGCACCGCGTTGGTCTGGAATCACTGGCATCGCTTCGCAAGGTCCGCGCCGGGGCAGAATATAAATATGTCACCATCAAGGATCGCGGTGAGCCAATTGCGCTGGCCACCTACGGCGAACTTTTCAGCATTGACCGCCAGACCATCATCAACGATGACCTGGACATGCTGACCCGTATCCCGCAGGCGATGGGGCTTGCTGCGCGTGCCACCGTGGGCGATCTGGTGTGGGCAGTGCTGACCAGCAACCCGAAAATGTCGGACGGTAAGCCGCTGTTCCACGCTGACCACGGCAACCTGGTCTCCGCTGACCTGAGTATCGAAGGTCTGGATACGGCGCGTAAGGCGATGTTGCTGCAAAAATCCGGCGATCGCCGTCTGAATATTCGCCCGGCCTACATGCTGACGCCAGTGGCTATCGAGTCCCGGGCTAACCAGCTGATCAAGTCTGCAAGCGTGCCGGGCGCGGATGCCAACAGCGGTATCGTGAACCCGATCCAGAACTTTGTGACCGTGGCCTCTGAGGCGCGTCTGGATGACAGCAGCTCTACCGATTTCTACCTGACCGCTGCGCAGGGACGCGACACTATCGAGGTAGCGTATCTGGATGGTATTGATACGCCGTATCTGGAGCAGCAGCAGGGCTTTACCGTTGACGGTGCTGCCTTCAAGGTGCGCATTGATGCCGGGGTGGCGCCGCTTGACTGGCGAGGCATGGTTAAAGCCACCAAAAAATAATGACCGTCATCTGACGGTTTTTTTTACGGAGCGGCGCGTGCTGCTCCTTTTTATTTCTGGAGAAAAAAATGGCGAAAAATTATCAGCAGGACGGCAACACCCTGGATTTTCAGAATACCGGTGCGACTGATATTCATTCTGGGGACGCCGTGCTTTCTGGCTTGCTGGTGGGCGTCGCTCACGATGACATCCCTGCAGGGCTGTGGGGCGTGCTGCACACCACGGGCGTATTCGTTCTGCCAAAAGCGGCGGAGGAGGTCACTGTTGGTCAGAAGCTCTATCTGGCAGACGGCAAACTGACCGCGGAAGCGGGTGAGTCGGCGACTCCGAACCCTCTGGCGGGTACTGCCTGGGCTGCGGCTGCGGCGGACGTCGATGCTGTTCCGATCCGGCTGGGATACTGATGAACCGCTTTCGTGCCCGGCTGGCTCGTGCGGATGCCCGGATCTCCCGGGCTTTTTCCGAGGCACTGCCCGCCGTACTGACCATCGACGCTGAGGTGCGGCCTGTTACCGTGATTTTCGAGACGCCCGATGCCCCGGTTGACGTGCCCGGCGGTGGGCAAATTCAGGATCGCTCTCCGGCCTTCAGCGCGATGACCGCCGATATCGCGGGGCTTGAGAAGCACCACGGCGTGGAAATCAACGGCACGGCTTATCGTGTGACGCATGTCGGGGCTAATGAAGAAGGCCGCACCCGCGTCACGCTGGCGTATGGCGCACCGGGTAAGGTGCAGCCGGACATCAATAAGTGGAGCTGATATGGCGCGTGACTCCAGATTGCGGCGGGATTTACCTGTCGATATCGATGTGGATGCCATCTGGCGGATAGCTGAGCACATTGGTGCCACCCATAAGCAGTTTCGGGCAGCGTATTCCCGCGCTCTGAAACGTACCGCCGCTACCCTGCGTAAAAAAGCGATGGCAGACCTGAAGGACGGGCTGGCCCCCCGCAGCCTGGACCTTGTTCGTCGACGCCTGCTTTCCTTTCGCCTTGATCGCGCATCTCAGTCAAAACTGGATAACTTTCGTCTCTGGTTCGGCCTGAATGCCATCAAGGTCAAAGATCTTAAAGGTCGGATTAATGGGCGGGTGCGGCCTCGCCATTCCCGACGTGAAAAATCCACCGGACGGTTTATCAAGGCGCGACGCCAGGCGGACAATGCCGGGTTTATGCCAAAGGGCAGCGTGCTTACCCCGCGCACATTTGATAATGGGGAAGTGGCACGATCCCGTCGTGAGAACAGGCGAACGGTGGTTATTCGCGATCCTGACACGCGCCGCACCCGCGAGGCGGAAGTTGATATTTATGAGCCGATGCTGAACTACATCGAAGATAACGCCTTTGCGGAGGCGATGGAGATTTTCATGCATCACTTTGAAACCGATCTGCGCGGGCGCGTGAAAGCCCGTATTTCTGTCTGAGGTGAACCATGGCTGAGCCATTACTGCTGGGCCAGTATCACGATGCCGTCACCGGCGCGCTGAAAAAAATTGACTGGGTGCGCGACGCCGATGCCTATCCGGAAAAAAACGTGCCTCGATTTACCGGACTGACCACACCTGCGGTGTATTTCTCCATTAACAGCTGGGAGCAGGGCGGAGGCAACGAGGGGCAGCTCAACGTAAATCTCTCCTGCGATTTATCCGTTGTCGTGGATGCGGCAGGCGTGGGCATCAGCAGGCCGGAAATTTTTCTTCGAACGGCGGCAGCCGATATCACTCAGTGGATTGACGGCCAGCAGTTCGGCCTGACGCATCTGGAGCCCGCCATTTTTATCGATGCGGCACGCGATGAGTTCGATCCTCGCATGGATGACTATCTGGTCTGGAGAATTTCCTTCACCCAGTCTGCCGCCTTTGGCGCCGATCCGTTTGCACAGCTGAATGCCCCGCTGAAATCGGCATGGCTTGGCAAGGCGCCGGATATCGGTCGCGCGCACGTAGACGATTACCAGCTGATTTACGAGGCCAAACCCGATGAGTGATATTGAGGGCGATTTGCAGCGCCGCCTGGCGAATATCGTCCGGCGTGGTGTTATTCATTCCGTAAAGCACGACGGTATCCCGAAATGCCGGGTGGACCTTGGCGACATCACCACCACCTGGCTGCCGCTCTGCC